AAAAATGCGAAGCCCCGAAATTTTTACTCTATACCCATATTTCAATTATTGTTACCTTTTTGTTGCCTAGATTATAAAACGCCTTTAATACAACGATTTATAAATATTTGTTGCCTTTTTGTTGCCTTTTTTAAGCTTTGTTGCTATCTTTGTAATTAGCATATGCCTTTCCATTCAAAATCTGATTTTTGCGACAAATGTGGCATCAAGCCAAGGGAGTTAAGTACATACGTTTCCAGAAAAAACGTTATACTTTCAGGTGAATTTATTGATGATTCATTGCCACAAAATCAAAAATTCATAGAAAAGAGAAAATTAATCCTTGAGAAAAAATCAAAAAAGACAAATCCAACAAAAAAAAAATCAGTTAAAGTTGAGGATGATATACCGATCAAAGAAAAATCTTTACCTAAAGAAATAACAAGACCTCCAAAAATATCGGGTCCGGAATCAGATAGTTTAGATTGGGAGCTTGACCAAAAAAGATTACGGCTCCAAAATATCAAGATTGAAACCGAAACATCCTTACTTACATTAAAAGCGCAAAAGCAAAGAGGTGAAGTAATTCCAACAGATTTAGTTAAATCTCTTTTTGCTCAACATTTTAAATCAATTAGCACGGCATTTCATCATGCTACAGATAATTTACTTGTGAAAATAGCAGCTAAAAAGGGATTAACAAGAGCTGAAGTTGCTGATTTTAGGGGTGAAATTATTCTAATGGTAAATGAAGCCATAAAGCATGGAGCTAATGAATCAAGAAAAAACATACAGAACATTATAAATGAATACTCATCTACTAAAGGAGTTGGGGAAAGAGAATAAGATATTTTATGAGAAACAGTTGGAAGAACTGTTGGATAGCTCATTATTGTATCTGTCTAATATAAGCCCATCTCAATGGGCCGAACAAAATATTATCCTTACATCAGAAGTAAGTGCTTTTCCTGGTAGATTTTCATATGACAAAACACCATATTGTAGAGAAATAATAGATTGTTTAAGCCCAAATCATCCAGCAAAAGTTATTGCATGTAAAAAGGGAGCCCAAATTGGTTTTAGTACTGGAGTTATTTATCCTGGACAAGGTTGGATAATATCTCAAAACCCGGGTAATATAATGTTTCTTACGGGGCACGCTGAATTATCTGAAGAAGCTATGGGTAGAGTTGACCAAATGATTGATAGTGCTGGATTAAGACCACTAATTAGGCCCAATGTAATACGAAAAAAAAATATGAGGACTGGTGATACTAATAAAAGCAAAGAATTTCCAGGAGGTAGTATGGTGTCAGGTAGTGCTACAAATCATAAATTACTTGCACAACGTTCGATTCAATTTAGTTTTAATGATGATTATGAAAAGGCTAAATCTAGTTCAAAACAATCAGGAAGCATATTTGAATTGATATTACAAAGACATGCTGCATATGATAGTAAAATGAAAGCATATTTTATATCTACACCCGAATTGGCAGATGGAAGTAACATTGAAGATGTTTATTTAATGGGAGATCAAAGACGCTATCATGTTCCATGCCCAGTTTGTAAAGAATATATTATTCTTTTATGGTCTGTTGATATTGATAGTAAAGAAAAGGCAGGTATTTATTGGAAAACAGATCAAAAAGGTCGTTTAATACAGAGTAGTGTTGGCTATATATGTCAAAAATGTTCTAATTTTTTTACTGATGAAACTAAATTTGAAATGAACTTAGCTGGTAGATGGGAGCCAACCGCCGAACCTAAAGATGAAGGCTATTATTCCTATCAAATATCTTCTTTATATGCTCCCCCAGGTATGTTTGGTTGGAGACATTATGTTAACCAATATATTGATGCATATCCTGAAAATCAACCAATAAGAATTGCCAAGGCAAAAACATTTACAAATTTAGTATTAGGAGAAACATTTAAAGATGAAGGGCAAGAAATTAATGCAAATAAACTTCAAAAGAACACTAGGCCCTATCAAATATTAACTATACCAGAATCTTTATCTATAAAAGATGGAAATGGCAAAATTGTTTTATTAACCTGTGCTTGTGATTTGAATGGTAAAGTTGAAGATGCTAGATTGGATTATTTAATAACCGCATGGAGTGAAACAGGAGCAAGTTATAGCATTTCACATGGTAGTATTGGGACTTTTATTCCTATGGAGAACGCGATGAAATATAAAATAGATAGAATTCGTTCAACTTATGAGCATAATAGGCCAAATAGTGTTTGGCCAGAATTTGATAAAATCAGAAACATGGATTTTTTTACTGATACTGATAGAAGAATGATAATAGCTATTACCGGTGTTGATACTGGTCAATACACTAATTATGCATATGAATATGTTGACACTAGGCAAAATATAGTATGCTTAAAAGGAGATTCAGAAAAATTTTTAAAAATAAATGCCAATATTCGAACATTTAATGTTGGTAAAGAAAGACCTAATCTCTATTTAGTAATGGGAAATAAAGTTAAAGATGAAGTTGCTGAGATGATAAATCTAAGATGGGATGAAAATAATGATGAACAACAGCCTCATTGGTTTATGAATTTTCCAATTCCTTCATCAGGATTATATATGTATGAGAACTTTTATGAACATTTTGCTGCAGAGCATAGAGTTGAGGAAAAAGGAGCAGATGGTCAAATTACTGGAATGAGGTGGGTTAAGATAAATGCAATGAGGCAAAATCACTTATGGGATTGTTTTATTTATTCAAAAGTCTTATTAGATATTATAGTTTTTGACCTGGCAAAAAAATTAAAAAGAAGTAATTTTACTTGGAAGGAATATGTAGATATTGCTGTAGGAAGAATAATATTATAAAAAAATCCGATGTAAGTAATCTCACATCGGATTTTTTATAATTTAAAGGTCTTACTTTTTAATTTAAACTATGATTAGAGCAATACGGTAGATACCTAATTGTCGCTCTTATCAATTTTTTTTCATGTGAGACTTTTTGCAAATTTTTACTTGTATGTAATTGAAAATGAATTTTATTTATTTTTATAGTAGATAAGTTTTCACTTTCCCGCCACTCAATATATTCATTCAAGCAATACAAGTTGTTTTGAATTTCAGGAATTTCCTGATTTTGATTTTCAATTATAGTTATTGAATAACCATATTCAGCTTTTTTAGTTGGTGCCCTGTCAGAAGCGAAACTGGCAGTTGAAAACGTACAACACGGTATCATAAAGCAAATTAGAAATTTTCGCATAATTTTTTTAAAAGTTTTTTAGTTAACTGTAAATATAAAGTACTAATATAGTAATTTATATATAAATATTAAAAATGTTATCAACAATTTTAATATTTCTTTTCATACAAGGAATATAATGACCTGATGGAGCCAAAGTTCTCTTTAAATCTTTGTAATCTTCAAGATAAGTAGATTTTTCTATATTAATTTTTGCACTAGAATTCCTTAATTTACGCTCAATATCATTTCTAACATAGCTAAAATGATGCATACAAGAAGCGATTTTTACTACATTTTGTTCATTTACTCTCCTTGTAGGGTCGCACCACCAAGGATATTCTTGCATACCGGCTAAGGTATTCTTCCTTAATTTATGAATAAATGGCACAAAATAGTCCTCTTTTGGCTCCAATTGGTATGTTGGGTTCACCCAATACGTGAAAAGTTCACAAACTGAACCATCTGCATCAGAATCAATAAATTCTTTTTTTGCTTTACCGAAATCCTGATATGATTCATCGCAATCCATAAAAAGAAAATGGGTACATTCTTCTTCTTTAGCTATATCTAGACCAATATTTCTTTTGCTTGTTTCATTTGATGCGCCACTATTTGAAACTGGCTTATATTCTTGATAAATATATTTAACTGATGTGATTAATTGGACAGGTTTTTCTTTTTTGGCTATTCCTGCAATTTTTCTATGGAAAGCATCAAAATTTAGATTAGATTGACCAACTTCAGGATAATAATATTCTCCATAATTAGAATGTTCTTGCCAAATAATAATTATAACATCAACATATTCTAATATGCTTGCAATTGAGTATGGTAATAGTTCATCTCCATCCCATACATTATAAATAGCTGCTAATTTCATATTCTAAATAATGGTAATTTTTTAAATTCTTCAAATGATGGAAAAAGTTCGCTTGTCTTTTTCAAAATACTGTAAATATTAATACCGGTTTCACAATTTCCCATTGCACAATTTTGCCCCACTTCTTGTATTTGATACCCAGCAATTTTACATAATCCCAAATAAAAATCATCCGTTAAATATGTATAACCATGCCCTGGCCAATGGCCAGTTTTTGGATTTACATTTATCATTAAACCACCAATATTTAAAAGGTTATGTTTGTTTTTCCAACAGTTATAATAACCTTCTTCAATACTTTTTATATTACCCTTTGGGTATATTGAATTTATATGGCCCTCATGAAATGATATTGATTCAAATCCTTCCATTTGAACTACATGTTCCGAAGTTCCAAAATCAGTTACTAAATCAAATTGCCTTTCTACTTCTATTGGATTTGCTAAATCAAGTCTTATTGAATTATTATCTCCAGCTAAATCTATGCAAGCATACCTTATGTTCTTTTTTTCATACCATATACTAGCAAATGGAGGTTTTTCTTCATTAGATATGTATAAATTTTGAGAACCTAATTCACAAACTGATTCAATATTTTTACTAAATGAAATTGCTTTTTCTAAAAGCTCAATGTCAAATGCTGTAACTCCCATTTTTTATATTTTTATGTTATTAGATTCCTTCTGACCACAAAGAAACACTATCGGCAATCGGCAAAATTCCTTTATGCGATGCGTATGCAAAAAATGTTTCCTGGGCTCTTGTAATTTGTAAATTCATTTGTTTAACTAAAATACTTGCAACAGATTGGTCATGCCTATGACCTTTCACCCTCATATCTTGAGAAACTTGGCAATTTTCATTTGTCCAATCACCTAAATAAGAAATTCCATCAGAAGCGGCTGCAATATATTGATTTAAAAATTCTTTTGCTTTTGGATTACGTATATCGAATCCCATAACACATGCCATTAACATTTTACTATTAAATGCTTCTTCTCTACTCATCCCAAATTTTCTTAAACACGCATCAGAAGTATAATCACCGATTGAAAAACCAATATTATCAAAGAAAATATATCCATATTTTTCAATATGATTAAAAATTGGAGTTAAATTCTTAGTGGCATATACAACGGAATCACACCAAAGTAAGATTTCTGCACCTTCTTCAATGGCTTTTTTTATGGATAAAGCTTTGAATGCATAAGGAACTGCATCTGGTACATTCTTATGTAAAGGTGAATTTATGTGTCCGTAATCATTTATTCCTTTAAAATTACCATCAAAATTCACTTGTTTTAACGATAATTCAAGTCTCATCAATGCCTTTGCATAATGGCCTACACCATCTGCAAAACTAACTACTGTTCTTCTTTGCATATTAATAAATTTTCAGCGTTTTCATAAATAATTTTTCCCATTCCAAATCTAGCACAGTAATTTAAAATTTGCGCCTTCTTCTCCTGGCTAGAATTAAATTCTATGCAAATTAATTCAGTATCTTCTAAATTTATTTGGCTCAATACCTCATAGTCTAATCCTTCACAATCAATAGTTATAAAATCAAACTTCTTTTTACCGGTTAATTTAGTTAACTCTTTAAAAGTTATTGCATCAACTACTTCTTCTGTAAATGGAACTCCAGCATTTTTCCACCTTGTTGTTTCTTCAGGTTTTAAAGTGCTTAATAAAGCAAAATCAGAATTATCTTTTAAATGCGGGCCAGATTCATGCAAAATAACTTTACTATTTACCATTGCTATAGCACAATTGACTGCTATTACTTCTTCATTTCTGCCTTTATGGAGCTCCATTATTTTTGAAAATGCATATTTTGAAGGCTCCACTAATACAGCATTCCATCCTTTTTCAATTAGGGCAAGTGAATTAGAAAATGTTTTTCCATCATTTGCACCTATATCTATCAGTGTTCCTTGAATTCTTTTTCTAAAGAATTCAAGTATAAATTGTTCTTCTTCATTTTGACTATACATAATTTATTTATGTGTTGTAAATTTATAATGATACATGTGTTTATCTATGATAACTTCTTTTTTCCATAATCCTAGATCATTTAATTTATTTGCCCAGGCATAGTCTTCTCCTAATGTTATATGTGGGAATGGGATTTTAATCGCATGCTCTCTTTTCATTGGTGAAAGATGATTTGGGAATCTTACATAAAACTCTTTTCCATTTCTTTGAACAGCTTGATATGGATGCCCTACTCTTATTTCCCAATCAATCCTATTAAAAGAATCGGTGGTCATAAATCCATTAAAAGTTATAACATCTGGTTCCTGCTCAATGGCTATCAATATTTCTTGAATATAATAAGGAGGCACTTCATCATCATCATCTACAAAAACAGTATATTTTCCAGCAGATTTTTGTAATAAATCATTCCTTTTTTCTCCGGTTGTTATTTCTCTTGCTCTTTTATCAACCAGTATTTCTATTTCAAATGTCCTTTGGGCATTCAAATTACGAAGCATAGAATCTAAGTAATTGCTTCTTTCAGTTAACGTTGGGATTAAAATGGATAGTTTTATCATATTTTTTATTAAGGAATCCGATTAAAAGCTCTTCCCCATCCAAATTCTGCACTTCTCCTATTAAAAATATCAACTCCTTGATTCCAATTTAGATTACTTCTTTCATATGTTTCATCATTACCGTCTTTTTGATGTTCATGTCTAAATTCTAATTCAGGGGCTTCGATCATATGAGGTTTTGTAACAAAATAAAGATCACAATCCACCCACATACTTTTGTATTCAGGATAGAAGAAATATCCCAGGAGATTATAAAGACCCTTTGTCATTATTGGAATTGTTAGTACGCAATTATCCATTGGCTGGAGTTTATCATTTACTCTTAACATACATATTTCACGAAGACCGATTTTATTAATAATTAATTTATCCCAGTTCAATGGGCATTTAAAATCATCTGAAAGATAAAGAAAAATATCACCGGTGGCTTCTAGTGCAATTCTATTTGCCGCCATAACTACTGAATCATTTTCTTCAATAAAAATTTTTGATTTTCCATTGAATTGAATAATATACTGTTCTACTTGATTATCATCTTTATCAAGTGAAAGAATGTGTTCAATTTCATTGTTGCCACTGGCTCTTTCCATCCAATAGTCTAATGTTTGTTTAGCTTTTAAAGCTCTTCCTCTTGATGGGTGAATTAATGTTATTTTCATAGGTGGAATTAATTTAGGGTTTATTATATGTTCTTCTTGTACTTCTTGTGAATTGCCTTGACCAGGAAATAAGAATTTTTTTCCACCAATATGGTAAGCAATATCCCATGTTGGGCCGTTTTTTATCCAATAGTAGCCATTTTCCATAATATAATTTATTTTCATTCTGGTACCATCATAGGAGTACCGTTAATTATTTTTAAAGTTTGTTTTGTGAATGGTGGTAAATAATTTTTATAGAAATTAAAACTTTCTTCATCCATATGCTCTTCTAAAAATCCATATTGTCTAATATTTCCATTCTCATCAATTTTTAAATCTGGATTAATGAAAATTTGTAATTCATCAGTGTGCCCAATTCCCCCAGGTAGACCAACACCATGTTTTATTCCAATAGTAATATGCTTTTCCGGATGAAATATAACTTTGTTTTTTATTTCGTGACATTGGCTCCATAAATACATATCAGTATATGGGTCAGTATCTTGACACCAAGGAAATTTCAAATCTGGTTTTATTAAAGTGCTTAATGCACTTGACCGATCAATATGATGGAAAACAAAATAAGCTATTTTTCTTAAATGATAATAAATAGTATAATCGGTTCCTAACATATCAGGTTGTCCTTTTTCTAACCATTTATTAACCATTATTTCTAGGTAGTCTTTAGAATAATAATCATCATTTTCCCAAAATGCGATTATATCGAGCCCCTTATTCCTTAATTTTTCATATCCAGTTCTGTATCTTAATGTAATATCTTTTTCATGAGAATTAGGATGGAAATTTATAAGCTCAATAATTTCGGGTTGTAAAGTTTGCGCCTCAAGCATCCGCAAACAATTTTTTAATAGTTCTGGTCGATCATTTCTATCTGGAATTATAATACCGACCCGAATATTTTTTATGCATTTCATATGCACAAATTTATAATTTTTATTTTTAATAATACAAATTTGCTCAATAAAATAAATTTATTCCTATGTCTAATGCTGTTGGCTCTGAAAGAATATCAAGAATAGTTGGTTATCTCTTATCGACAGGAGATTTCAGCGAAACTTCACCGAATCTACCTCAAAGAATAGTAATTTTAGGAGAAGCTAATTTTGCTAATCAGGGTAGTTTAGACATATCGGCAAAAGAAATTACTTCAGCAAAGCAAGCTGGCGATCTTTATGGATATGGCTCTCCAATCCATATTGCAACGAGAATTTTAAGACCTAATTCAGGTGCCGGTATTGGAGGAATCCCCACAATTGTAGTCGCGCAAGCACAAGCAGCAGGTGCCGTATCAAAAATAATAAAAGTTACTCCTGTTGGAACAGCAACAGCTAATGTTACACATACTTTAAGGATTGCTGGAAGGAAAAATGTTGATGGCTCTAATTATGATATTAATATTGTAAGTGGAGATACGACATCTCAAATATCTGCAAAAATAAGAGATGCTGTAAATAATGTTCTTGGTTGTCCAATGATCGGAACTTATTTTGGATATGAGGCAAGACTTGAAAGTAAATGGAAAGGATTAACTGCTGAAGGATTAACGGTATCAATTGATACTGGAAATAATGCAGCCGGAATTACTTATACAGTTACTTCTATTCAGTCTGGGTCTGCAACTCCAAGTATTGCAGCAGCATTAGCATTATTTGCAAATGAATGGAACACAATTGTTGTTAATACATATGGTGCAGTTACTTCTATTATGGATGCTCTTGAAGCATTTAATGGGATTCCAAGTCCAGAAAATCCAACTGGAAGATATACTGGCATTATCATGAAACCTTTTGTTGCGTTAACTGGCTCTGTTTTAGATGACCCAACAACAATAACTGATAGCCGATCTTCACAAGTAACAATTTCAATTTGTCCTGCACCTCTTTCACCTGGTTTAGCAATGGAAGCTGCTGCAAACGTAGCATTGTTAAAAGGAAGACAAGCACAAGATAATCCGCATTTGGATGTTTCCGGAATGTCATATCCTGATATGCCTATACCAATCGATAAAAACATTGGTTCAATGGCTGACTATAACAATAGAGATTCTTTTGTTAAAAAAGGTTGTTCTACTGTTGATTTGGGAGCAGAAAGATATGTGATTCAGGAAATAGTTACAACTTACCATCCGGTAGGAGAAAACCCAGCACAATTCAATTATGTAAGAAATTTAGATATTGATTTCAATGTTAAATTTGGATATTATTTATTGGAGCAAATAAATGTTGTTGACCATGCTATTGTTGCTGATAATGCTGCAGTGGTAGTTCCGAAAACAATAAAACCAAAACAATGGGTTCAAATTTTAAGAAAATATGCGGATGATTTAGAGCAAAGAGGACTTATTACAGATGCCGCTTTCATGAAATCTTCTATTAAAGTATCAACTAGTACTACTAATCCAAATAGATTTCAAACTAAATTCCGTTATAAAAGAAGTGGATATGTAATAATATCTGATACAGAAGCAACTGCAGGATTCAGTTTTGGTTCACTTAACGTAGCTTAATTTTTTAAAAAAACAATAATGGCAACTTCAGGAGATTTAAGAGAAATAACAGTTAACCATAAAGTTCTTGGCAGTGGTCGATTTTTCCCAAAATCGAATGAAGATAGTAACTGGGATTTAGGTGGCCTCCGTTCTGAGGATGACCCTAATATGATTGATGGTGGTAGAAACCCGATTAATAAAATGAATTTTAATCGTTGGTTTGTTGAAACGACTATTGCCTGGGATATGAATATAGCCGGAACAATGGAGTTTTTAAATGCTTTAGCTGCTCATCCAGATGATGCAGAATATACATTAACCCATGTTAATGGAACGGTTTGGGGTGGCACAGGAAGACCAGTAGGAGATATAAATGGAAATGGTAATGCTGGAACTATCTCCATAAAAATTTCAGGTGGCGGAGAATTAGCTAAAATTACAGGATAATGCAAAATAAACTCACAAGAGAACTAGCCATATTAGAAGTTGAATCGTGGCTTAATTTTAAACAAATTGGTGACCGAAAGAGAGAAGCAATAATGGAAGGTACCTTATCTTTGAAGGAAGATAAAACATTTGTGCATACTTTGAAATTTGATACGGGAGGAGAAATACCGGTTAAGGTATTAGAATATTCTCCCAGGCTTAAAGTTTCTGTCGTAAAAACTTGTTTACAAGGAGTAGCGGCTTCTGATGCAGATGGCCGTATATGCGCATATGTTGCTGCTTTAACTTCAAAGGCTACTGGTATAATTAATGCATTAGATACAGAAGATTATTCTTTAGCACAATCTATAGCGGTTTTTTTTCTCTAATAAAGAAGAAATTCTTTCAAAAGAAAAAAGAACAAAAAAGAAAATGGATAGAAGAAATATTTTGCTTAGATACAGAAGATTACAATATAGCGAGAGCAATAACGCAATTTTTCATTCATGATGGTGATGGATTAGATAACATGATAAAAAGTATAATAAGAGAGCATCATTTAACGCCATCCGTTATTGATGCTTTTTTTTTAGATGATAACGATTACCATGGCTTAGAATTTTGGTATAATGATGTGGTAGAAGTAAATAAAACAATAAACAAAAAAGCAACCCCATAATGCCTACAACTTTTACAATACCTTCAATATTTACAGCCATTGATAAATTCACTGGCCCTGTAAAAGGTATGGGAGATGCTGTAAGTAAGTTTGCTAAAAAAGGAGAAGCTGAAGTTGCTAGGTTTGAAAGAAAATTAAGAGGAATTAGTACTGCTGCAATGGATATTGCAAAGAAGAGTTTTCTTATTGGTGCAGCACTAGCCACTCCTCTTATTCTTGCTGTAAACGAGGCAAAAACATTTGAAGATTCATTAGCTTCATTTCGTACTATTGTAAGTGATTTATCAGATAAAGATTTTGCAAAATTCAATGACAAAATACAAGAAATTGGAGATTCTCAGAAACGATCTTATAATGATGTTGCTGCTTCTTTTGAAAAGATAGCTGGATTAAATGCGACTTTTGCAGAAACGGCTGAGGGAATTGGTGCTGTTTCGGATGCTGCAATAACATTATCTAAAGCTTCAAGAATGGAGCTTGGGCCTTCTGCAGAAAGTTTAGTTGGTATAATGAATCAATTTTCATTAGGAGCTTTAGAGGCAAATAGGACTATTAATGTGTTAGCAGCCGGTCAAGGTGTAGGTGCGGCTACAATCGCTCAAACAGCAGAAGCATTTGTAAATTTTGGTTCTACTGCAGCGTCATCCAATATTACTTTAGAACAATCAGTAGGATTAATTCAAACATTAGCTAAATTTTCATTATTGGGAGCGGATGCAGGAACTGCATTAAGAGGAAGTATCGTAAGATTACAAAAAGCCGGATTAGGTTATAAGAGTGGTCAATTTAAAATAAACGATGCTTTAGAACAAGCAACTCAAAAGATGGAGCATTTAAAAACTGCAAAACAAAGAGATGCTTTTGTGACTAAAATTTTTGGGTTACAAAATATTACTGCAGGAAGAATCCTATTAAGTAATGTTGATACATTTAAAAAGTTTACAGAACAAGTAACAGGGACTTCAGAAGCTCAGAAACAAGCAGCTATAAATTCTGCTACTATGAATGAGCGGTTTAAACAATTAAAAGCACAAACACAAAATTTAGGGGTTAAATTAGGCACAGTTTTATTACCAATAGTAAATGAATTTTTAGATAAAGTCATTCCTGTTGTTAGTAATATAATTAATTGGACAAAACAAAATCCGGCATTAGCAAAAACTATAGTATATGTTACAGCAGGATTAAGTGCATTAGCATTTGCTATTTCTGGAGTTTCATTTGTTGTTGGTATTGTTACAAAAGCTCAATGGCTTTGGAATGCAGCAATGGCAGCCAATCCAATTGGCTTAATAATTATTGGAATTCTTGCATTAATTGCAGCAGTTGTTATTGTTGTAAACAAGTGGAATGAATGGGGTGCAGCCGTAGCTTTATTTTCTGGCCCTCTTGGGTTAATAATTTCTTTGATTCAGTCCTTTAGAAGAAATTGGGATGCTATTATCTCAGCATTTAAAAACGGAGATATTTTAGGTGGAATTCTTAAAATAGGTGCTACTATAGTAGATGCCATATTAATGCCATTGCAACAGGTATTTAAGCTGATTGCGAAATTCACTGGTTTTGAATGGGCTTCTAGTGCAGCGAATAGTATAGGTCAATTTAGAAGTTCTATTGGCGCTAATACAACCACAGATGAAAGTGGCCAACCTCTAAATAAGAAAGAATTGGTTAATCCTAAAGCTGCACAAAATGAAGCATTAACTCAGACTTTTGAAAAGAGAATAATGCAAAATGCGACTTTGAATATTAATGATGGTACAGGTAGAGCTGAATTAGACCCAGGTGTAGGCCCAATGAAAATAAAAATGACATCAACAGTAGGATTTAACTAATGGATTTAGCATTATACGAAACAGGAAATGGTGGTGATATACAGCTTAAGGGCCGAGATATGGCCATATATTATGGCTGGGAGAATATGGTTTATTTGGCTTTATTTGGAGGTAATCCAGGATTCCCAAGTAATGGGCCTAAGCTACAGAATGAACAAGCATTTGATTATTGGGCTAATGAATTATTTTGGCCAAATGATGAAAGCCGGCAATTTAATTCATTAACAGAAAAAAGACTTCAGGAAGTATCTTTAACAAGTGCTGGAAGAATTTTAATAGAGCAAGATATTATTTCAGATTTAAAATTTATGGCATCATTTGCTGAGGTTTCAGTAAGTGTTGAAATTATTTCTGATACGAGAATTAGAATGAATATTTTAGTTAAACAACCAGATAACCTACAAGATAAAGCATTTGTTTTTATTTGGGATTCAACGAAAATGGAATTAGTAAGTGATGTAAATGATTATACTGCAAAACCAGTTGACGGTGACCATAGTGAAAACGATTTTAACCTAATTGATTATTTTTAATTATGAAAACAACAGAACAGTTTATAGAATTTGTTGCAGAAAATATATTAAGTGGTGGTAAGCGTACTACTGCAGAAAAAGAACGTGCAGTATTTAATGAGATTGCGTTACATGCAGATGCAATATTATCGCTTCTTGAAGTCGCTTTAGTACAATATGAGGATGAGGGTGGTATTGGGACTGAAAAAGGCACTCATTTAATTATTCCTGGGTTTAATTCATTAACTCCAGAAGAAACTAGTTTATTCAAAATAATGCATACACAAAGTGGAACTATCTTGAATTTTTGGATAGATGCGAATGGGATAACAAGATTAAATGTAAGGGAGCCCGATACTGGAAATGAAGAAGATGGTTCATTTATTCAACCAAGAGGAACAGTAAGAATTGAGGCATCAGCAATTTTAGAAGTAGGATATGTTGATTTAGTAGAATTAACCGGAAGCGGTAATATTGCACAAATGACTAGGCATATATTAGATACAGAAGATGCTAAATTTCCTGAATCATATGAAATAACATTTATTTTCACTTCAGATGTTACAATAAAACATAATCAAGGAGGCGATTCAACAATTCTTGCTTTTCTTTTAAAAGGAAGTGTAGATTTTGTAGGTCATGCAAATGATACCTTGACAGTAAAATATTTTAATGATAAATGGAGAGAAATTAGCCGTTCTACAGCCTTATGATAACAATACCAACTATATCACAATTATATACAGGCATCCTTTCAAATTTAGAAACTGAAATGGGTACTAATGTACCTTTATTTGGTAAAAATTTTCTAAGAGCTTTAGCCTCTGTTCAGGCCGCTAAGTTGTGGATATATTACAAAGCAATAGCTCATTTACAAAAAAATATTTTTATTGATACTGCAGATAGAGAAAGTGCTGGTGGTACATTAGAAAGATTTGGACGAACAAAATTAGGCCGTAATCCTTTTCCTGCTACTGCAGGAAGTTATACCATCCAAGTAACTGGGCAAATATCTGCCACTATTCCTGCAAATAGTACATTTAAAAGCAATGATGATTCTCAAAACCCCGGGAAATTATTTGTTTTAGATGCTCAATATATTCTAGTTGCAGAAACTGATAGCATCACAGTAAGAGCTCTTGAAGCTGGATTAGGAAGTCAACTTTCTATTTCTGATGGGTTGACTTCAACTGCTCCAATTGCAAACGTTGATTCTCTTGCAACAGTTATGGCAGAAAACATTGAGCCATTAGCAGCAGAGGACATAGAAGAATATAGGAGAAAAGGAATTGAAGCTTATCAATTGGAACCACAGGGAGGTGCAGCTACTGATTATAGGTTATGGGCCGGTGATGCACAAGGCGTAAAAGAAACATATGTTTATGCTAAATCTGGTGCTTCTAATGAAATAAATTTATTTGTAGAAGCAACTATTGCAGATTCATTGGATGGTAAAGGAACACCTACCAATGCAATATTAACTGAAGTTCAAGATGTAGTTGAATTTGACCCAGATACATCTAAGCCAATTACTGAAAGAGGAAGAAGGCCATTGGCTGTTTTCCAAGTACATTATTTACCTGTAACAATAAAAATAGTAGGATTTCAAGATTTAACGGCAGAAATTGAAACTATAATTTTTAATGCATTAAAAGAACAGATTGATTTAATTAGACCCTTTGTTTCTGGTGCCGACATTTTATCAGAAAAGAATGACATATTAAATACAAATAAAATAATTTCAATCATTTTAAATGCTAGGCCAGGAAGTATTTTCACTAATGTAATTTTAAAAATTGATAATGTGGATTTACCAACTTATCAGTTTATAAATGGTAATATCCCTTATTTAGATACAGTAAGTTATACATGAGTATAATAGATGAAATAAGACAATTAACACGACAATTTTACCCTAAAGGTAGAGCATTTAAAATGCCATATACTGCATATCTTGATTCAATGCATAAAGCTCTTGCTATAAGCGAAACACAAGCATATCAAGATGCATGTGCAATATTAAATAGTATTTTACCAGATAATGATGAATTTACTGAAGATGATGCAACGGATTGGGAAAGAAGACTAGGTTTAATAACTAATGATGCTGTTTCTTTAGTTGATAGAAAATTATCTATAAAGAGAAAAATGAATCATCCAGGAGATATACCTGCCAGGCAAAATTATCTTTATCTGCAAGGTCAATTACAGGCAGCCGGTTTTAATGTTTATGTCTATGAGAATAGATTTTCTGATGGAATTGGTGGATATACAACCTTGAACCCTGGATTGTTAGCATATGGGCAAGGATTAATTCAAATTCAACATGGAGATATTCAGCATGGTTATCCAATACAAGGTGGCTATAGATTTCAAAATATTATAGCAAATCATATTGATGAACAATTAGATTGGCTTTTTGATTTTGGAACTAATATGAGGAGTACATTTTTTATTGGTGGGTCTTCATTGGGAACATATGCAAATGTTGATGAAGATAGGAAAAAAGAATTCAGGCAATTAATTTTAAAAATTAAGCCGGTTCAAGCAATAGGATTTTTATTTATAAATTACAACTAATTATGGCAAGGAATTTAGCAACTCAGCAAAATGTGATTGTACAAAATTCACAATATCCTTACGGGCGTATAAAAGACAATCCAGGTGATAATACAGGCACACCTGTTAATGAAGCTGTATATGGAGATATACACCAATTTTTTGCAAGATTATTTGCAGTAAGTGGATTAGTTTATAATAATTTACCAGATAATGCATACACTGGTTTTCAATTTTATTCTGCTTTTACATTGTATGTCCAAAGAAATGGGCTTGGCAATTTTTTACATGATGCGGGTGCTCCTCCTGGAGGTACGGTAAATGGCCGTAGTTATTTTATTGATACAGATACTGGGAATATTTATTATGCTGCCAATAGCGCATATTCCCAAATAATGGCTGGATGGGTTCCTTTAGCATGGATTGAGGTAGGGTCTGGCGGAGGTGCTCCTGCATTTCAAAATTCATGGGATAATCTTACTGTAGCTACTCCTGCAAGATTTCGAAAAACTAGTTCTGGACTAGTAACTTTAGATGGTATTATAGATACTGGTGCAAGTGGAAGCGTTGCCTTTACCTTACCTGTAGGTTATAGGCCAACCAAACAAGTTACAATAACTGTTACGGGTTCTGTAGTTGGTGTAGTTGGCTCCTTCTTAACAATAGAAACCAATGGAGATGTAAAACCATTTGTTACTGGGGGAGGTACTGTTGTATTAATGACATTGAATGGGCATTTTTATAATTCATAATGAACAATCAAATTAATATAAATACTGATGCATGCGTTGTCTTTGCAAATACTTTGGAGAAGATTAACAAATCCGCATTACCAGTTGCAGTAAGAACCGCTTTAAACTCTGCTGCATTTGATGTCAAACAAAGGACAATGCCAACTCAAGCAAAATCAGAATTTATACAGCGTTCTAAAAACTTTTTTAAAGCCAATAGCCGTGTAGAAATGGCTACAGGATTTAATGTAAATAGGATGCAATCAAAAGTAGGAATGATTTCTGAAAACTTAAAAGGACAACATAATTATTCAGTAAAAGAATTAGAGCAACAAGAGCATGGAGGTTCTATAAATAGAAGAGGTTTTATACCATTAACAACAGCTCGTGCAGGTCGATCATATACAAAATTAGTAAGAGCAGGTAATAGGTTAAGTAATATCAATCGGATAGTTGATGTCAATAAAATACAGGGTTCAACTGCAAAGCAAAGATTTATAAAAGCAGCTTTAAGAGCTGGACAAGGCGGGTTTGTACTAGGTAATTATGGTAAGAGTAGAATTCTTTGGAAAATTGATAATATAAAACTTGGTAGATTAAGGAATAAAACAGAAATTAAAAAAACACCTCTTTATGATTTTAAAGATGGTAGGAAAGTGAGTGTTATAGGAACTCATTTTATGAAAGAAGCAAGCTTAAAAAGCGCAAGTAAATTAGAATTCTTTTTTAGATCAGAAGCTAATAAACAAGTTGAGAAATTAAGAAAATGAGCTGGGTAGAAAAAGTACGGAATGATTTTATTATCAAAACTGGGGATGGGAAAAAATACATTCCCAATTGGCTTAATGCTACTAAAGCAAAAGAATATAATATTTCAGAATTTGATTTTCCAAATATTCCTGGGACACTTGTAAGAAGAACTACAGTAAGAGGGGCAAAATATAATCTTGAAATTTATTTTCAAGGGGATGATAATCTTGATATTTCTAAAGCCTTCGAAACTTCAGCAGATGATAATAGAAATTGGGTTATTTCACATCCGTATTATGACAATTTAATTGTACAGCCTATTTCGTTGAGTTTTGACAATTCAGAGCATAATGTTACTAAAATAACCGGAACCGTTATTGAAACGATTACTGAGGATTATCCAAAGGGTTCAATTTCACCAGCCGATAAGATAAATGCTGATAAAGAAGCTTTAGATTCTACATTTTCACAATCATTTGCAAATAATGTTCAGCCTAAGACGGCTGATATAAATTTACTTTCACAAAATTCTAATTCATTATACAATCAAGCAACCAAAGCAGTTATAAAATTTAATGAAGAAGAAACATCAAAATATTTTAATTTTTTCACGGCAGCCAATGCCGCAATATTAAATGCTACTGAAGCTCCTTTGTTGCCATAACAACGTTAAATGATCTAATTAACTACCCTGCATTATTACAGGATTCAGTGAACAATAGGCTCGGTGTTTTCACACAGCAATTAGCACTATTGCGTTTAGGCGTTATAAGCTTATTAACACCTTCATCTAAAAAAATATATGAGAATAATGCTGGCTTATTAATTTCCGCTATGTTACTAACTGCATCTACACCATTTTATAATACTGATTATGGCAATAGAGATAATGTTTTTAGTGTAATAGAGTTGTTATTAAATTCATATGATGACTTTGTTTCTGATTTAGATTCACTTCAAACTTTGAATGGTGGAGGTCTTGAGAGTTTTGTTCCTGATTTTTCTTCATTATTGGCATTAAACAATTTAATAACATTTACTATTTCAAATTTATTTTCAATAGCATTAAATGCTAGGCAAGAGAGAATAATCTATTTAGAAGATGATAGTAATGTTATTTTATTGGCCCATAGATTTTATGTGTTAAAAGAAGATGATAGTACTATAGAAGAATTCATAAGAAATAATTCAATTGGCCTCAATGAAAATTTAATAATAAAAAAGGGCCGAAAAATAATCTATTACGTATAATGGAACTTGAAATAGATGATAGAATAAGAACCAGGAAAGTAAAATTTTTCAACAATTTTACTTTAGACTTAAAGTATGATGCTGTTGGGTCTGCTTTTGGATTTAATTTTTATTTCAATTCAGATAATATTGAACTGAAAGAACTTGCATGTATTGGGCATTATCATATTTGTAGGATAAAACATAATGGAGAATTATTATTAACCGGCTATATATTAAGTGAAGATTTTACGGATTCTTCCAAAAAAGAGTTTACTTCTTTTTCTGGATATTCAAAACCAGGAGTTCTAGAAGATTGCCAAATTCCACCATCTTTATATCCTTTACAATCTGATGGATTGACATTAAAAGAGATAGCAACAAAATTTTGTTCGAAGTTTGATTTTAAAATTGTTATTGACCCTTTAGTTTCATCACTTATGAATCAAGCAATAGATGAAACTACTGCTAAAGATGGACAAACAATAAAAAGTTATCTATCAGAATTATGTGCTCAGAAAAATATAATAATTAGCCACACTCCAGAAGGCGATTTATTTTTTACACGTGCTAAAACAAAACAAGCTCCAATTATTTCTTTTGAAAGCGGTAAAACTGGGTTCACTGATATGAAACTTTCTTTTAATGGTCAAGCAATGCATAGTGAAATTACGGTTATAAAACAAGCAAGTGAGGAGGATGATAATGCTGGACAAAGCACAATAAAAAATCCGTATGTTCCATACGTATTTCGTCCAAAGGTTTTAACACAAAATTCAGGTACCGATAATGATACAGAGAAGGCTGCAAGAAATGCTTTATCAGAAGAGCTTCAAAATTTAAAAATTGTTATTGAAACAGATAAATGGGAAATAGCTGGTAAAGTAATAAAACCCAATAATATCGTTTCTATATTAAATCCTAATGTTTATTTATATAAAAAGACCAATTTTTTTATTGAGAGCGTTACATTGAAAGGAGATAATACGTCATTAACTGCAACTTTAAATTGCGTACTTCCTGAAGTTTATAATAATGAAATACCTAAATATATTTTTGCTGGAATTAATTTACACTAATGAACTTTATATCAAAAATAATATCAACTGATTTTGATAACCTTAAAAGAAGGATTGTAAAGGTATTGGTTAAAGGTAAAAGTGATTTCCAAACGGCAAAAGAATATTCTAATTTCGGAGATGATTCAAATCCTCCGGCTGGCACCAGGGCCTTATTTATGGAAACCGGTGTTAAAGGTAAGACAGTAATTGTTGGTTATCTTATAGAAAATAAATTGGCTGCTGTTGGAGAAAAGAGAATCTTTTCTCAAAAATCTGATGGTTCAATTTCTACTTTTATTTGGTTGAAAGCTGACGGAACAATGGAGGTAGGTGGAGATACTGATTTTATGGTAAGATTTAATAAATTAAAAACTGGTTTCGATCAATTAAAATCAGATTACAATGATTTAGTAAGTGCCTTTAATTCACATACACATCTAACAGCTGGAACAGGCTCCCCATCACCACCAACAGCAGTACCAAGCATTATACCGGTAACACCTAGCTCTGCGTCAATTGATGATTCTAAAATAGATGAAATCAAAACTATTTAATATATTTGTATTATGGCAGTAGTTTTTGATAGCACTTATGAATACGTTTCTTCTTGTTCTTCTTTACAGGAGAAGGTTAGAAGATTAGACGTTATCATTTTAGCTCTTATGGATTCTGCTTTGAAAGCAGCTTTTGCAGAAGGGAAAAAAGAATATTGGTTAGATGATGGGCAAATAAGAACTAAAATTGTTAGAATGTCTGTTGAAGAGATGAGTAATTCTATTCTTGCAATGGAAAAAATGAAACAAATGTATTTGAATCAATTAAATCGCCGTCAAGTAAGATTAGTCGACAGTAGAAATTTTCCAGGGAGGAGCTAAATGAAATTTTTTGGTAAAGATTGGCTTAAAAAGCCTAATAATAATGTAGATTCTTCTAAAAAGCCTAATGCTGATTGGGATTCTGGAGAAATCAGGGGTGGATTTCATAATCACCTTTTTACTATTTCATATGATGGAGAAAAGAATCTTGGAGAGATAGGGCCATTAAAACATTATTTATTAAATTATGAAGCTTTAAGACTTAGAAGCTGGGAAGCTGTATTAACAAGTGATATAGCAAATACAGTATTATTAAAATTAACTTCTTGGGTTATCGGTTCAGGATTAAAAGTCCAAGCAGAACCGAGTAAAGTGGTTTTAAAATCAGAAGGTATTACTTTAAATTCAGAAGATTTTAATAGGGTTTCAGAAGCACGGTTTAAAATTTATGGTAATTCAAAAAAATGTGATTATGCTAAACAATCTACGTTGGGTGAAATCGCAAATATTGCATATAAAAATGCTGAGATTGCTGGAGATTTATTAGTAATTCTGAGATATGATAAAAATAATTTATCGATACAATTAATAGACGGTTCAAATGTTTGTTCACCTCTTGGCAATAGTAATTTTTTTGGTGATGCGGCGTTAACCGGAAATAAAATTCTTCATGGAATAGAGTTTTCCAAAACAGGAGAACATATTGCTTATTATGTAAGAAATTCTGCACTGTCTTATGAAAGAATTCCTGCAAGAGGAGAAAACTCAGGTGCAAAAATGGCTTTTTTAGTTTATGGAAGAAAGCATAGAATAGATAATTGTAGAGGTATTCCTTTATTGGCAACGGTTTTGGAATCTCTAAGTAAAATAGAACGATATAAAGAAGCAACAGTTGGAAGTGCGGAAGAAAGACAAAAGATAGTTTATGCTATTGAGCATGGTATTAATTCCACTGGAGAAGACCCTAGAACTGGAAATGTTACCAAGGCAATTATCCAGGCTCATGATGCAGATGCTAAAAAAGAAGTTCCGGTTGATATAAATGGTATTCAATTGGCCGATAAAATAGCAGTTACTACCAATAAGACTACTTTTAATATGCCTAATGATTCCAAATTGACTTCTTTGGATAGTAAAAATGAATTATCATTTAAAGATTTTTTTGAAACTAATTTTAATTTTTTCTGTTCTGCAGTAGAAGTTCCTCCCGAAGTTGCAAAAGCAATGTATAATAGTAATTATTCTGCTAGTCGTGCAGCAATAAAGGAATGGGGCCATACATTAGATGTAAAAAGAAAATATTTTTCAGATCAATTTTACCAAGAAATTTGGAATTTTTGGCTTTACATAGAAATTCTAAAAAATAAAATTCAAGCTCCTGGCTATTTAGAGGCTATAGCAAAGGAGAATGATATGGTTATAGGTGCATACCACAATGCACGTTTTATTGGGCCTTCTGTACCACAAATAGACCCGGTTAAAGAGGTAGAAGCAATAAGAAGAAAATTAGGAGAAAGTGCTGCAGCTATTCCATTAATAACAATAGAACAAGCGACAGAGGAATTAGCTAATGGAGATTCTGATTCTAATATGGAACAATTTGCTCTTGAAATGCAACAAGCTAGAAAACTTAAAATAGTTCAACAGCCTGAAAAAGTAATTCCACCTAAAACTTAGGCTTAGGCTTTTTCATCTTTTCTGGAAAACCTTGTTCCAGTTTAGTAAATCCTATTTTTAATATAGCTGCATAAGAAATATCTAAGTTATCCGCGATATTAAAAAGCTCATCAATAACTTTTGTAGGAACTCCATATATCGCACAATGCTTACATTTTTTTTGTGATGGCTTTCTTTTTAAATATTCCGGATAACTATCCACAATATTTCTTACTTCTGGCCTCAATAAATCTGTCATTGTTACCCCCATATTATCTGCAATATTATTCAATGGAGTAAGTAATACATCGGGTGTTTTATCAATTCTTAAAGGCCTATTTCTTTTTTGAGATTTTTGTTTTGTCATAACCAATGATTAAACAAATTTAATAATTTTTTATGCATATGAAATGCATATTGTTTTTTATACGAAATATATATTAACAAATTTGCTTCAATATTATGGCAAAAGAACTTTATATATACTCAGGAATCTATGATTTTGTCGCTGAAAGTTTTCTTTCTAAAATGGAAGAAAATAAATCAGAAGATATAACGATCAGGATGAATACCGGCGGAGGTCGTGTTTTCGCTGCTTGGGGTATGATTGCTAAAATGAAAGAACATAAAGGTTCAATTGCAATAAAGGCTGAAGGATTAGTTGCATCGATGGGTATTCCATTTCTTATGTATGCTACACCCGGGAAAGTTTCCGCACTAGATGTTACCCAGTTTATGATTCATAGGGGAGACATGTTTGTTGAATCAGAAGAAGACAAACAATTGTTGGCTACTATCAATGCCGACATGAGAAAAAAATTAAATTCAAGGATTAATAATGATAAATTAAAAGAATTAAAAGGCTATACTATTGATGAGCTTTTTGATGCTGAAAAAAGAATTGATTTATGGCTAGATGCAAAACAAGCAAAAGCTGTAGGTCTTATTGATTCAATCATTTCCTTAAATCCTAAAGAATTAGAATCCTTTTACGAAAAAATGGATTCTCTTGCTGCAGAGCAAACGCCAACAATAACACCAAAACCTATCACTATGACCTTAGACGAATTAAAAACAAAACACCCTGAAATTTATGCCCAAGTTCTTAAAGAAGGAGAAGCTAAAGAAAATGATAGGGTATGTGCATGGCTGACATTTGTGGATGTTGACCCTGAATCAGTTGTAAAAGGTGTAAAGGATAAAAAAATTATGAGCCAAACTGAAATGGTTGAACTTACAAGAAAATCCTTTTCTCCAGAAGCTCTAAAAAAATTAGAGGCTGATAAATCAAAATCAATTGAGACCCCAGAACTACCTGCTGGAAGTAAGGAAAAGATAGAGGCTAAAACTCTTCTAGATGGAAAAGTTTCAGTAGAAGAAGTTGCAGCTTCAGAGAAGAAATTATTTGAACTTTTAAATATTAAACCTAATTAATATGAGCACATACAACCAACGTAACAACACAGGGCAGCAATTAACTACTGATTATGATAACAGTAAGATTTTTATCTGGAATAACAGAACAATTGATGCGCTTTACAATAACTCAGTTTATTCTGATGTTACATTGTATTCCGGAACATTAATGGGTCGTGTAACTTCTACAGGGTTTGTAAAACCTTTAGTTTCTTCTGCTTCAGATGGTAGCCAAGTTCCTATAGGAATTTTAAATGAAACAAGAACATTTGGCCCTGGTTTCTTAGGGAATGTTTCTCTTGTTATTTCTGGGCAGGTGGTTGAACCAAAAGTTATTTTAGCTACTGGTGATACACTTGATACAACAGTTGCTTCAGCAGGTGAATCTCAAAGATTGAGAGATAGGATAGCTTATATGGGAATTATTTTGGTTCCAAGTACTGAAATTACAGAATTCGATAATTAATAAACTCTAAAAAAATACAAAATGATTCCAGCAATTCAAGCCAGAGACTTATATACAAAAGCATTAATTGCAGTATATAAAGAGAGAAAACGTCCAAGTAGTTTTTTGCGTTCATTCTTCAGAACAGAAGAAAGATCAACAAAATATTTAAGCATCGCTGTTCGAAGAGGTACTGAATTAATTGCTGTTGATGTTGAACTTGGTGCAAGCGGTAACAGGAATTCTGCAAGTAAAAATACTGAGAAAATATTTAAGCCTCCTTTTTACAAGGAATGGTTTGATGCTACAGACCTTGACCTTTATGATGTAATCATGGGTGCAGGAATGGTAGATGAAGTTCAAATAGCAGAGTTTGTTAGGGCTCTATCTGAAGAAGCTGGAATGTTACAAGACAAGATAGAAAGAGCTTATGAAAAACAATGTGCAGAGGTTTTTGAAACTGGTATTGTTACATTAAATAAAGGTATAAATATCAATTTTGGAAGAAAAGCAGGTTCATTAATTGATAATTCAGTAAGTGCTCCTTGGACAAATGATGCTAATGACCCCAATATTTCATTAGCTGCTGCAGGAAAATTCATTGTTGAGGAAGGAAAATCAGGAGGTGCTGTATTCAACGTAATTTGTGGTGGTACAACTTGGTCTGATTATCTAAATAATGCAAAAGTAAAATCAAGAGCTGATGTAAGAAGGTATGATATTATGGTTGTTCCAATGCCTCAAAGAAATTCAGTTGGAGCAAGCTTACTTGGTGAAGTTGCAATTGATAATTATAAATATATTTTCTGGGGTTATCCGGACATTTACGAAACTATCGTAAATGGCGTTAAAACTAGAACACCATATATGAAAGCAAATAAGGTAGTTGTATTACCTGAAATACCTTCTGATTTTGTGTTAGGTTTTGCAGCAGTTCCTCAATTGATGGCAATAGGTGTTGACCCAAGAGGTGCTTACAAAGTAACTGAATTCAGAGATGAAGAAAACGCTGTTCATAAAATCATAGTACGTTCAAGAGGGGTTGCGGTTCCAGTATCAATTGACCAAATTGTTACTATAACAACAAAACCGGCAGTATAAATTTTTCATGAGAACCTTTAAAGTAATTACAAGTTCTGTAGGTGGCCTTAATAATAAAGTTTATCAAGGCGGTGATATAGTACAGGAGAATAATTTTCCTCCTGGTAATGCGAATGAATTAGTTGCACAAGGGTTTCTTTTTGAAACAACCGAACCTGAGCCAGAAAAGAAAGAGGAAACTGCAGAAGAAAAAGAATTAAGAGAGCTGGAAGAATTAATAGCAAAAGAAAAATCTGAAGCAGATGCAGTAAAGACAAAATCTGCGAATAAAAGCAAAAAATAATTAAGTTTTAACTTATTAATGATGGGGAGGGTTTGCGCCCTCCCTTTTTTGTAAAATGGGGCTTATACAACAAATAAAAGAAGACATTGAAGATTTTACAAGTAATCTTGAAGATTTTGCAATACCACTGAATTTAACAGCTCCAACAGGACAAATTGCTGCAATAACCGGTTATCATTCAAAACATCATCAGGGATTTAATACTGAGATCGGCAAAAGAATAAATAGCAGAAATGCTCATATATCTTTTTCTGAAAAGTTTTTAACTGATTTGGGTTACCCGGTTCGAAAAGATGGTCAAGTTAATTTAGAAGGTCACCAAGTAACTGCAAAAGATAGTACGGGAAATGATGTAACATATGTTATTGAACAATATTTTCAAAATGAAACTATTGGTTTAATAGTTTGTATTTTAGGCGCAACATAATGGCAAAAATATTACAAGTCATACCAAAGCAAAAATTTGAATTTCTTGCTCCTAGGATTGCTGAAATCTTGACGGATGAGATATTAAACCAGTATCTTTTAACTTACAATTCAGATTATTTAGTTAATGTGTTTCTTGAGAGAAGTAAAAACCTAGATGCTGAATTATGTCCAGGAATAATTGTTTCTTTGGCAAGAGGAGGTTTTGGAAATGAAGATGCTATTTCGTCAGATGGTACTTACAATATCAATATTGATGTTTATACCAAGGCTAAAACTACAAAGCCATTGAGAGGAGATTCATTATCTTCATTAAAACTTCAAAGGCTTCTTGGAATATGTCGTGCTATTATAATGAATCCATTATATGATACTTTAGGTTTCCAAGCTCCTTTTATTTGTAATAGAACAGTTTCTGAAATGCCTATAGCTGTTCCGGATAGTGATGATGTTGATAATGTTTCAATGGGCCGATTAGTAGTTAATGTAAGATGTGATGAAGGTGTATGGGTAGCCACTCCTCCTTTAATAGAAGGTTATGATACTCAAGTTAAACTTGGAGAAACTGAACAAGGGTATATTTTTTCAGGAGATAATATCCCTAGTCCTCCAATAGATGCAATAATAATAACAGCACAAAGCACATTAGTAACATCATGAGCGGAATTATATATAATGGCCATGTTCAAAATTTAATCCTAAAGACTGCAGGACAGGTTCCTACTGTTCCATCACCACCGACATTAACTCCATTAAATGATGGGTGGAATGATACTACGGATATTTTAATTGGCGAATTTGCTTTAAATGAAGTTGATGGAAAGTTGTTTAAAAGGTCTCAATTAGGAATTGAAGAAGTTGGAAGCGGAGGAGGTTCAGGTATTCAGTCTGTAAATGGTGATGGAGTAGATAATACCGATCCGAATAATCCAATAATAAGTTTTCCTACTATTGTAAAAACTCAAACAGACTGGATGGGAGATTCTACTGTTTATGCAGAAGGTTACATCCTTTTTTCAAGTGATGTTCTTTTTACCGGGACAAATTTTCAGAAGTATAAAAAAGCTGATGGTGTTCAAACTTGGGTTCAATTGGATTATTTTCCGGACCCAAATACTAAACAACCTTTACATACAAATCTTACTCAATTTTCTAGTATTTCTTTTTTGAATGGAGATTTCTTAAAATTCAGTGGAACTTCTCTTATAAAAAGAACAACAGCAGAAGTAAAAACAGATTTAGGCATTGCTGCAGATGATGCAGCTACTCTTCTTGCCGCCCAGAACTATGCTGATGCTGTTAAGGCTGGCCTATCTTGGAAAAACTCCGTTCGTGTTGCTACTGTTGTAGCTGGTACACTGGCTACTTCTTTTGCAAATGGTCAGACGGTTGATGGAATCGTTATTGCAACCGGTGATAGCATTTTAATAAAGAACCAGGTTGATCAAACAACAAATGGAATTTATACTGTTAATGCTTCTGGAGCTCCAACAAGGAGAACGGATTCTAATAGTGGATCAAAATTAGAGAACGCTATTGTTCCCGTTGAAGAAGGAACAAGTAATGCTGATACTACCTGGAGACAATCAACCGATGCCGTTGTAATTGGTGCCACAAATATTGTTTGGGTTTCCTTTGGTGCAACTGTTCCTGATGCTACAGAAACGATCAAAGGTATAATGAGATTGTATAACGTGACAGGTGTCAATACGGATGGCAGCATGACACAGGGAGCTATAAAGACCGAACTTGATCTTAAGGCTGCTTTAGCTTCTCCTATTTTTACTG